ATATTAACAAAGCTAATCTTATTACTAATGAATGTATTATAAAAAACTTTTATACATTCACACTCATCCCATGTACCAACAATGTATGGTGGATTGTTCCTTGCTATTGTACTATAAAATTTAATTAATTCTTTAGCATCACCAGTCTCAGTACCATCTTCAGTGCCTATCATTACTATCTCTGGATTTGTAAAATCAAACGCAACAGTACCCATAGCAATAAGATAAGGATTATATACAAACCTACCTTTCATTGGTGTAAATCTTTCTCTAGTAGTACCAGGTAAAACTGTAGAGATTAAAACTATTAAATGATTATCTACGTACTTATTAATTTCTTTTATTACACTCTCAACTATACTATAATCAAAATCTTTTGGTTCTAAATGCATGCATGGTTTACTACCATCATAATCTTTATCATGTGGTGTAGGAACAGCAATAAAAATTATATCTGTTCTAATTACAACTTCTTTAATTGATGGACGAATATCTACTAAAGAACTATCTCTAGGTTCAACATCATATCCAAATACAAAATGTCCTGCCTTAGCAACCTCCTCAGCACAAGGCATGCCAAGTTTACCAAGACCAATAAAACCTATATTCATTCTCTTTCTAAATCAAGAGTTACACAGTGGAATCCACCACTTAAAGTTCTTTGATGTCTCATTGGAAGCATAGCACATTCTATACCATGTTTCTCAAGAATCTTTCTAGTTGATTCTTGATTCTCTTCAAGTGCAACTAGGTTTGGATTAACACTAAACATATTCATATTAACCCATACTGACATATTATTATATCCAGGATAAGATCCTATATCAACTGCCTCTGGTGCATAAACTAAATCCCATTCATTAAAAGGAGAAGGTAACTGATCCTTACTCTTTAACCTAGATGGGTTTGCTAATATAAGACCTTCTCGTAAGAATACTAATGTTGTATCAATATGAGAGAATGAATAAACATCCCTTAGTAAATGAACTCTAACATCAGATCCAGATAATTTTAATTTCTTTTGTAATATCTTTGCACCAAGTTCATTACCACTATTAGATATTAAGTATAATATATCATTATTAGCTTTTATAATATTAGCAGCATCAAATGCTGGAGTAATCTCATTCAATGCCAATACATCTGGATTACCAATACAATCCTCATTATATAACTCATTAATATATTGACAGGGCATATCAATAATATTTGGTAAATGCTCACTCATTGCCTTCCACTCACCTCTACGACTTCTTAAAGGCATAGGTGTTGCTAAAGCAAAATCACCATGTACAAATACAGAATCCCTAGGACAATAATTATAATACTTTACTGGTTCTCTCTTTGGACGTACAACCTCTACACCTTCACCTTCTAAAAATTTAACAAATACTTCTAAGTCTTCATTTGCTTCTTCAATTACTTGATCTGGAAATGGTCCAACCTTAATAGGAAGATACTCTTCATCACCAAAACCAAACATCTTCTTCTTTGGTTTTACACCTGCATAATTTATAGTTCTAGTATCCTTTTCTACAGGTGGCATAGTTGCATAATCTGCTACACCAACTATAACCTTCTTCAGTTTATCCCATTCATTTGTTGAGTACATATTCTAAAGAGTTGAAATTATCATCTTATGATCATTTACTTTACCATAAGTAAAGAAATCATCCAAGCTATGCTTATTATGTTCTCTCATCCACCAATGATAATAAGCACGTCTAGAATTTTTATGATGTGTTCTACCAATCATAACATTATTCTCTCCACTTGTCATTGAATCATTAGTAGTTATTAACGGAATACAATAAGTTCTACCACTATGACCTATAAAATAATCTACTGTTCCGCAAGACTGACCAAACTTTGAATCACCAACTACTCTCTCAAAATTCCACTTATCTCCATCAACATGCATATCAACTATCTTCTCAACATAATCTCTCTGTAATATAACAGGTCCAAAATAAGTATGGTTTAATTTTGGATGTAAAAAGAATGGTATAAACCTAGTAGATTCAAATCCAATCTGAAGACAATCCCAATCATAAGGAACTCTATTCATTAGATAATCCCAATTAAAATTCCAATACCTAATTAGATTTAAATCATAATCATCTTCCATTAAAAGTAACCAAGGATCAGTTGAATTGCTCAACCACTCCTTCATAAAATCAAGATGAGTAACTGCATTACCAACAACGTATGCTGGCATATCTTTGATCACACCACTTACTTTATTTGGTCCCCACTCCTTTGCTTTAGACGCAGCATATTTTGAAGAAGAGATTCTAGTAAAATCTAATCTCCAAAACTCAAACTGCTTCTCCATATATTCTCTTCTATCAGTCCTGTTATCAAGATTAACATAATATACATGAGGAAAATTTCTTAACTTATCACTCTTATCATACTTAAGCATAATAATTCATAGTCTTCTTAATCATACCAAGATCATTGGACTTCCCATAAGTAAAAATCTCATCCAAAGAAAACTTCTTACTCTCATTCAACCACCAATCAAAGTATGCTAATTTACAAGCACGTACTACCTTAAACTTTTTACTATCCCTTTTATAGAACTCAGGATTATTTGGTAATAATGGCATGCAATAAGTCTTACCATTATGTCCAATAAAATAATCTACTGTTCCAGACTTTAGTCCAAAATTAAGATTGGCAATCTTACCATTTAAATTATACTTACCATCTTTATAATGTAACCTTATCAACTTCTTAACATATCTTTTATTCAATAAAGAAGGACCAAAAGTAGATGCTGGCATTATGCTATGCATATAAAAAGGAATGAAATGTAAATTCTCAAATCCAAATTGAAAACAATCCCAATCATAAGGAAGTTTTGTTCTAATATATTCCCAATCAAACTTCCAAAAAGGAGACAACTCTTCGCCAACTTCAAAGTCAACCTGATCCTTCATAATGACCAATTCAGTATCCCCAGTTATCTCAGACTTAGTTAACCAGTCCTTTAAAAACTCAAGAACAGATATAGAAAATCCAGCAACACCAACAGGAAGTTTATAATCTGATCTATCAATAAGAAGATTCTTCCACTCTTTAATATTATCAGATGTATATTTAATTTTTACACGAGAATAATCTAAATCTAAATTACTTAGATTCCTATCCATGTGTTCATCTAAAACATTATTATTATTAAAATAATAAATTTTAGGAATTCCTTTAAGTTTATCCTTCAATGCCATGATTACTCATCACTGCTCCATGTTCATAGAGAAAATCTTTTCTCTCTTTTTTTGCTCTGTCTAGTATATATTCATCACTCCACTGAGAGATATCTCTCTCCATAAGATAATCATTATCCTTACCATAAGTAAAGAAATCATCAATACTAAAGTTATCTCTATCCTGAGTCCACCACTCCCAATATGCTTTATAACATTTTATAAAACTAGGTCTAGGATTCCACTTATCAATAGCACCACGATCTTCTGCCCAACTACCAGTGTCACTAACACCAGTAAAATAAGGGACTATAGGAATCAAAGGAATAGAATAACAATTACCAGATTGTGCTATAAAATAATCAGGTGATCCTGATGTATCATCATAATTATCACCATCATGTAATCCAGAATCTCTATTCATATAAAGAGAATTGGCAATATTATAATCAAACTTATACTTACCATCAATGTAATGTAAGTCTAATAACTTCTCTGCATAATGTCTACTCATTAAAGTTGTACCTAAAGAATATTCAGGTTTGGTTGGATGTAGATAAAATGGAACTATCTCTGGAGATTCAAATCCTAATTGAATACAATCCCAATCATAAGGAAGTCTCTCCATCATATATTCCCAACTAAAATGCCAGTAATCAATAAGTCTTATATCATAATCATCTTCCATTAAAATAATATATTTCTCACCTGTACTTTTAGTATCTTCCAACCACTTATATAATAAATCTATAATCTGAGATGAATACCAATTTATTGCTAAAGAACTCTGATCAGAATAATCACCGATTAATTTTTTATGAAAATCTTTTGGTATGTGTATACCAAGAGGTTGCTCTATTCTAGTAAATCTAATACCAGCAAGTCTCATATTATATTCCATCCAATGTCTTCTACCAGTCTGAGTACTGACATTGGTATACAATACATGAGGTAAGTGTTTTAGTTTATCAGCAAAAACAAATTTCTTAACTGTCATGGTCTATAATTCTCCAGATACTTTTCTCCGTACACTTCATACATTTTACCAGTTATATCATAACCTGAGAACTTCTCTGTGTCTAGTGTCATCTCCACATCCTTAGAAGTTCCATAGGTAAAAAAGTCATCAAGGGTAAATCTATCTCTCTCATGCTTCCACCAAAAATAATATGCATTCCTTGCTTTAATATCTCCACTCTCTCTATAGAATCTTTGTATAGCACTATTGTCTTCAAAACTACCAAAGGATGGATTTATTGTAATCAGAGGTAAACAATATGTTCTCCCACAATGAACCATAAAATAATCTACAGTTCCAGGACCAGCAACTAATTTACCAGAATTCCAAGCAGCATTATTAACAGTATTTAAAAGACGATACCTATCACCAACACAATGTATATCTATAAGTTTTTCCACATATTCTCTATGTAAAAGAACTGGTCCAAAATCATGTGCTGATTGTATAGGATGAAGATACATAGGCATCCCCTCTGGATTCTCAAATCCCATGTGAAGACAATCCCAATCATATGGAAGTCTACTCATAAGATATTCCCAATCAAAATGCCATCTCTTAATACAATTCAAATCATAATCATCCTCCATCAATATAAGATAAGGATCATCAGACTCTGCATACCACTTCTTTAAAAACTCAAGATGACTTATTGCATTAGCAGCAATAGGTGGTAGTAAAGTATAATTCTCATAATCTATTATTAAATGACACCAAGAATTAACTTGAGATCCAAGATACTTAGTACCAGACAATCTGGTATGTTCAATACCCCATCTCTTAAATTGCTTCTCCATATACATCCTTCTATCTTTTCTATTATCCAGATTGAAGTAGTATACATGAGGCATACCTTTTAACTTATTATCTAAATCCATATCAACATCTTCTGCTTAGTATTATCAACGTATTCTGATTTCATATCAAAGGTAACTACTCTCTTCCAATCTCTATCAAAACCATAACTAAGAAATTCTTCAGTAGAATAAATCATAGACATATTTTCCCAATAATGCTTTATAGCATCTGCGGATAATCTATCTCTACACAAAGATACATTAAGTTCATCACTCTCTACATAATCACGTTTTATTGATACTAATGGGCAACTATAAGTTACACCAAGATCAAATAAAGTTACTTCAATATTTCCTTCATCAGATTCACTATGACTTCTATCTTTATTTCCATTATACAAATGGAACTTACCATCCTTATAATGTAAATGTTTTAACTTCTTAGCAAATTGTCTGGTAATCATATAGCATCTAGTAGATCTAGATGTTGGTATCCAAGGATGTAGATATGTTCTAATTTGTTCATTACTTGAATTAACAAATAATTGAATACAATCCCAATTATAAGGAAGTTTGTTGTAAAAAGTTTCCCAATTAAAATACCAATATTTTGCTATAGAAAAATCAACTATGTCATCCATTAGAATGCAAACATCTTCATCAGTGGTATCAAACCATTTAACGATTGCATTGTAATGATCTAACGTATTACGTAAGTTCTCAAAATTTAAATTTATATTATCATCACCTATTAATTCTAACCATTGAGATTTAGTTAATCCTTCATCAATATCCTTAGTTGTATATTCCTTTTCATACCTTTCATAATTCTCTATATTCAAACTATCAAAATGATTCCTAATCCATTTATCTCTATCTGAATCATGTTTAGAATTTAGATATATTATCTTTGGGAGACCTTCTAATTTTTTCATCAATGTCCCTCATACTGTGGTAATACAATTTTCATCTCATGGTGTATTGGAGAACCCCAACTGAGAATATCATCTGCACTATACTTGTGACTACTAGATTCCCACCACTTCCTAGTAACAGTAGTAGCAAGTATATCATATAATTTGTTATGATATTGAGCAACTACTTCATCATACATCTCTTCATTCTCACTTGCCTCTTGTCTATTATCTGGTCTAGTTGCTAACCTTTGATTTAAACAAAGTATAGGTAAGGTATATGATTTTCCAACTTGATATATTAACCAATCATCACTACTATAACATTCTCTAGGAATACTAACATCTCTCAAACTATTCGCAAGTTTAAATGATCCATCTGGTTGAAGATGCATCTGCATTAACTTCTCAACAAAATTTCTATTAATCAAAATACATGCAGCAGATGAACTCTCTCCTATTTGTGGAGACAAATGCATATGTAAGAACTCATTATGACAATAATAAAATTGAACAATGTCCCAGTTATAAGGAAGATTTTTATATAAAGTATTCCAATCAAATGGCCAATATTCTATTAGATCCAATGCCAAATCATCTTGGATCAAAATCATATTCTCTGAGATACCAGAATTATACCAATCAATAAACGTCCAGAATTCATTCATCACAATGGATGCATCTGAAGGAGCAAGTAACATTAAATCTAACTTAGGTCCCCATTCATTTATTTTTGAAGTATGAAATCTATTTGCAGATACCCTAGTGTAATCTGTAATACCCCATTTACTAAATTCACTTTCAAGATGTTCCTTCCTCTCAGTTCTATGATCCATATTCAAATAGAATATAGGAGGTAAACCTTTTAGTTTATCATCAAACTTTGTCATGTTTAAATACCGACATGTCAGGAAGATATGGATAGTCTTTATAAGTCCAATGTCTAACAGGTTTATTCACTGCTGTTTGAAATTTCTCCAATCCTTCAGAAGCCTTCTCTGGTGTCATATAATAATGATATCCCATAATGTCTATATCTTGATCTCTCCAAGGTCTATAAAAATCTCTACCATCACATGACATTCTTTTTAAAACATAATATGCCGTTGGATTATCAGTAAGAATCATACCACCACGTCCTAGTGGTAGATGTTTTCTCTGCTGAAAACTTAAACAAAAATATGTACCAGGAATATATGAATCCTTCTCCCACAAAACAGCAGCATCAACAATGTTGGTGCTACCAATATAATAATATTTCTCCCACTCATTAACTTCCCATCTCCATTGTCTTATTCCAATCTTCTTCATGATGAGTGGAACTGAGATATAGGTATTGGTTGGTACTTCTACAAAATCATACTTCTCATATCTCATACATAATTCCATTGCATGAGTACATGAGTCAACTGCTATCCCATAAGTAGCACCATAAAAATTAGCAATCGTTTGTTCAAACTGATGTATTGTTGAATCCCTTACTACTTGATTAGTTTGCTGAATTGTATAGGTCATAATCCATAGCGTAGAGTTTATTAAATTCTTCCATGTCAGGTTCTATAATCTGATGGAATAATTTTCTTGCCAACATAGTATAATTCGGCACAAAATATTTAGACTGCCTTAAATGCTGTATATCCAAATTCATACCAAGAAAATTATTAACCTTCTCTTTTAAATTACCATCTAATTTCAATAATTTTAATTTGCCATTATGCTCTAAACATAGTCTTAAAAACAAGTGTTGAGGAGCAGTATGTTCGTCATACACATACTTCTTATTTTTTACCTGTTTTAATACCCAATCAAATGGAGGTTTAAATCTACACATAAACTCATTCATACCAGACACCCATCTAGTACAAGGATCTCTAGTCATAGCAAAAAATGTATATCCACTCTCAACCAAAAACTCTGCCATAGTCTCATAATCCTTGGCTCTACGAAAATTCTCCAAAGGTATAAAGGTCATACCCTCTTGGATAAATGCTGTTGTTATTGAAGTACTTCCACACTTATCAACATGTAGATATACCAACTTCTTCTTTACATCAAGAAAACAATTAATAAATCCATCTCTATGAACTGCTTGTCCTGTTATTCCTGCCTTTAACTTGTAAGTAAAGGTAGAGCAATACTCTGGATACTTATCAACAAGATCATCTATAACTGCCCTACGTTGAGGAACATCTCTTGATATTAAAGAATCAACTACCATGGCTTAGATACAGTCGGCATCTTCTTGACCGTATCCTGTACCATTGGCAGAACATCATTCTCAACTCTTTCTATTATATCATCTATTACATTAACATCTAAATCCATAAATGGTGGAATGATTCCTAAAATTCTTAGTAAACCATCCACAAATAATGCTAAACATGTAAACCCAAGTATCATACTAATAATAGTAGCATCACGATTATGTTTACGCATAGACTCTTCATCTATTGCTCTTGCCTCATCGACGGCATCCTTAATCAATCCATCTACTTCTTTTTTAGTATAGAACTGTCCTATACCAGGTATGTCATGTATATTTGGACTCATATCCCTCCTTTAGTATATTGTTTTAGGAGGATTAGTAGGGTGATACAAACTCTCCTCTTGCTCCTGCCATATTAAAATATCATCGTTATGTTCTAATATTTTACCAGATCTATATGGTAATACACTTGGATGATCGTACGGTTCTGGTCCAACTAACTCCAACCGAACAGTCTCCAAGATACGATTAAAAGATCTTGCCATCTGACGATATCCTGATCCAACATACATTTGTCCAGCAAAGACAGATACAGTCGCTGCACCCCAGAAAATATAATACCACCTAGATTTAACTTGATGTCTTTGCTTTTTTGTTAACTTAGTCATGAGCTGTAATTTGCATAGTATATCTGTTGGTTGAACCAACATTAGCCGCAATGTGCGGTGTGTCACCTCTCCACATTATATATTCACCTTTGGTCCAGTTCACTACAGGTTTTTTATCAACTTCAAAGTAATGTCCTGATTCCCAATCATTTAGGAATACTAATATTCTACAGATTTTTTCTAATTTGTCAAGATTATGTAGAGTCTTATAACGAGGATAGGTATCTCTATGCTCTGGCATAATCGTTCCAGGTGGCATACAATAAATGGACGAACAAGCATCTTGTAAATTATATTTGTTAACAAGATATCCCTTAACATCAAGACACCACTCAGGAACTCCTCTATACTCCTCTAACAATAATCCTGTATAGTTAACATAAAGATGACCTATAGACTTCCACTTATCTACAGTCTTATCGCATGGGAACTGTCTCCTATCTGGATAATCAATCTCAGATGGATCACCCATTAACTCTAAAGGTACATTCAAAATTCTATCGCCTCTCTATTTTTAGTAAACCAAGTAGCAATAGTATATCTATCATTACCACTGATTGCAGTAACACCATGTAATAAAGTGCTTGGTAAAAATACTACTTTACCTCTCTCAGGAACACACTCTATATCCAGTTCTGGAAAAAATGTATGTCCTCCTTCGTAGTCATCATTCAAATAACATATGGTAGTGAAATCTCTTTCTGTTAAATGCCTATCATATTCACGATCAAACTCATTATCTACATGTGGGTCCATAGCAAACTCACTGTCCTGATCCCATTTAATTCCAGCAGGCCACTTAACAATATTAGTATTCTCTGTAAAAATATATCCATCATCAGGAAATAATTTGCCAATAGTTTGAACCATCATTTGTTCAAAAACTTTAAATCTTTTTTTAACATCATACGTATTAACATTAGTTAAAGAAATAGTTCTACCAACAAAAAATTTATCCTGTAAAGGATCTCTATCTTTAGGAACACTCTCAAAATAATCTATAACCCACTGACATAATTGAGGTTCAATAAAATTGGGGACTTCGTGTATCATTTAACTTCCACACTCCATTAAATATTTTTCTAATTTTCTAACTCCATCTAAAGAATCACCTGCTCTTGATAGTGCTACGTTACAACTATCACATATCCACCCACGAAATTTTCCAGTTTTATGATTATGATCTAAACATAATTTCTTATGTTGGGAACGATATGGTTGTAAAGGTGATTGTCCACAACAATCACATACCTCTGGAATTGGTGGTGCATCTTTTCTGAGATCTCTTCTAATTTTATCATCTTTTTTAACACACTCTTTACAATCAATATTAATTCTTTTTGGAATACCTCCTTCACCTCTAATTCTAAAACAAGATATGTCAAGTTCTCTACCACATTTTCTACAAATTTTAGTGCTAGTCATTCAAATTTAAACCCTCCAAACTTATCTTTAAACTTGGTCTCAGCAGTATTCTCCTTATCATGACCATTATCAACTACATCTTCCTGTGCCTTCTGCTCAACATCATATAGACGCATCTTAGCACGATCTATACCCACAATAAATCTCTTAAAAATTGTAGGATCATTATATCTGTTCTTTAATTGCTTAACCATTATTTGGTTGAGACCTTCCAACTCCTCAGTAGATATGAGAGCGAACATAAGGTCAGCAGTAGCAGGGAGTCCGAAAGACTCTGACGTGTCAGTAAGGTCAACATCGCTAGAACCGTAACCAGAACGAGTAGTTTGAGTAGCACTAATGATCGGTACGTTAGCTTCCACAGCAAGTCCACGAAGCTCTTCCGCAATCGCTTTAATATACGAGTAAGAGTTGACAGTTGAATTACCACGATACCTCGATGATGCACATATGTTTAAGTAATCAATGAATATTATATCAGGTCTAAACGACTTCTTCAATGCAAGTTCATTTAACAATGCTTTAAAATGTCCTGAATGAGCAGATGCAGTAGGGTACTCCTTAATAATAAGTTGTCCCTGTGTCTTACTTAAAAGATTCTGTATCTTCCCTTCAAACATAGATTTAGGAAGATCTGTTATGTCTTGTATGTTGACATTAAGTAGATTAGCGTCAATCCTCTCCGCAATCTTTTCCTCTGCCATTTCCATTGTAATGTAGAGAACATTTTTGCCTTGGAACAACACTGAGCTTGCCACATGACACATGAATAGAGATTTTCCAACACCTGTGCCAGCGAGAGCAATGTTGAGAGTCTTATTCGGTACTCCACCTTTTGTAATCTTGTTAAAGTATTCAAGATCAAATGGGATCTTCTCTTCTTTCTTATGGTAGTACTCATAACGTTCATCAACATTGCCAAAATAATCGTGTCCTATATTATTATCAAAGGATACTGCTAGAGCATCAGATAATATTGTAGGAATAGCATCTTGTGTTTTCTTATCATCTTGTCCATCAGCAATACCAATAGACTCCATGAGTGCCAAATATATAGCACGTTCTCTACACCACTTCTCAGTAGAGTCTAACAACCACTGCTGATCTTGTGGACGCTTCTCAAGAGTACCAACCAACTGTTGTATTTCTTGAAGACTTTGTTCTGTAAGATCTCTACGATTTGAGACCTCGATAAGTAATGCTTCAACAGTTATCTGTGAATCATACTTAGCAATAAACTGAACAGTCTCTTCAAAGACTATCTTCTGTCCTTGCTCTTGGAAGTATTCTGGTTCTAAAAAAGGGATTACCTTCCTAGAATAATCCTCATTATAAATGAGATTCTCAAGGATGGTTACTTCAAGTGATTCCATCACATACCATAACTAAATTCTTCTTTTGCTATAGCGTCTAATTTTTGTAATATATCTTCTGTAAAATACTCTTCTGGATCTTTATATATTGCTTTGGCATAAACCTTCTTACCATTAATCTCGTATCTACCTGCAACATTTTTCCACAACCCTCCGATCTCACCTAGTTCAAGTAGACCGTAATAACGATCTAATCCTCTTTCATCAAAATAAAGACGTATGTTTACTTCTTTGTTTTCTTTGGAGAGTCTAGATTTGGCTGTCTTAGCTTTAATAATGTTTCCAACAACTTCGCTCTGATCCTTTTCCTTTTTTTTGCTGAGATAAATGATCGTAGACGAGGCGTACTTGAGGCCACTGCCTCCTCCCATTTCTTTAGTAGGGACGTAACTACCGATAACATCGTATGTGTGATTTGTGACTATAAGGGGTATGTTTGCTTGACCAAGCTTTAATGTTAGCATACGAAATGCTCCCTTGACAAGTTGAGATTTGGTCATGTCTCTAACCTGCTTATCATCTAATGCATCTCTGATCTCTTTTTCAGTAGATAGCATTCCTAAAGAGTCTAACACAAACATACATGGTTTGCGATCCTCCTCAGATTTTTTTAAGTATATATCAACTGCTCTTAACGCCTTTGATCTAAACTCTTCTATGGTGACTACATTTACCACCACAATTCTATTTAGGTCAACCCCACGAGATTCAAGTAACCCTTTATTAACAGCAGCTTCAGTATCGAAATAGAGACAGTAACCATCAGGATTATTTTCCAAAAAGTTCTTGACAACTGCGAGGGAGAAGAAAGTTTTGCCAGTAGAGGACTCACCAGCAATAGCGGTAATACGGTTACGAGACGCACCACCAAACAAGCTACCTGATAACAAGCTATTAAAAATGAACGAACCCGTATCAATAAAAGATTCGGTGTCGTCGATGTCTTTTGCGAGTTGGGTGTATTCGTCTCCAATTTCTTTAACTATTTCTTTTAAAAAATCCATAACTATTCAACTTCATCATGTGTATGGTTGTCCAGTTTACCAGACATCCTATATGCCTCACTATTTCCACCGTGACCGTGTGCGATTCCTAGTTCATGCATCTTAGCATGCTCATCAATTTGATCTCTAAGGTCTTCTTTACCAGGACCGAAGGTAAGATAGATACCCCATCCAAGTAAAAACAAAAGTAAGGCAATGATAATGTAAACTAAAATCATAGTAGTAAACTTGATAGGAATATTATACCACCATTTAGGCTAAAAGACCATGCCATATTGCTCCCTAATGATTTTCTTATAAGGACCACCAGGATTTGCATCTCTAGTTTCCTTTACAATCTTCAACTTTTGATAAAGTGCTGTGTCACCACCTAAGTGTAATGCACTAAGAATAGTAGACAACTCTTTGTCATCGACAGGTAATTCCATTAGGTAAAAAACGCCTCCAGCGTTGCTGTTTTCTCTACACTCCAACCAATCGCATTAAGAATTGCTTTGAGAGGTTCAACAAAAGACTTCTCAAATTGTAGGTCGTAATCGACATAATTGTTCAATTCAAGTTCCTTAGGAAAATCTTGAATAAATGACATCACATTCTCATGAATAGGATTGGGTAATTTTAAATAGCAAAATTTAACCTTCTCACCGTTACCGATGAGTGAGTACTTTTTATCTAACTTATGCTTCTTAACATAATAGTTAAACAGTAAAGACCCCCGTATATGTATAGGAGTTCCCTTTGCATAAATGGAATTTACTGCATTATACTTCTCAACGTTACTTGCAGATCTTGGAAACGAGATATCTTCTGGTGGAAGAGTCTTAAATTCTGCACGAGACTTTTCAATATAATCAATTACATCATCCTCAGTTCCATTCATCATAAGTTTAAGAGCATCCTTAATCATAGTACGACAAGGTGCTGGTGTTGAAGACTTAACTGCTTCAATACCCATCATCTTTAACTTAGGTTCATTGTACTGAACCCCTTCACTATTCCATACATTAAGAATATATCTTTTCTTAGCAGTCCAAATACCACGTTCAGCGATATTCTCTCGCTTCATTTGCATCTTTTGGGCATAGGCGTTGACGTACCCTGCCAATTCTTGGTAAGCACCTTCAATATAAGGTTCAAGTTTAGTTTCACACACCTGGTCAAGGAACCGAACAACGCCCTCAGTAGTTTTCTCTCGCCCCTTGTATACAGTCTCAACCAAATCACCCAAATTAAGATAAATGGAATCAGTATCTGAAGCAATAACATAATCAACCTCCTCTGTTTTCATAAGTTTATTCAAATAGGCATTCATTTTATTCTCTATCCATCGAATAGAGACCTGACCAGATAAAGTAATAGCTTCTGCGTTTGCTAATTTATAATACCTGAAGTACTGATTGCCGATAGCACCATAAGCAGAATTAAGAGAGATCTTTTTCGCCATTTGGATGTTGTTGCACCTTGCAATTTCCTTCTCCAGTGCCTCAGTGGGGGTCTTCTCATATGCTTGCTTTGCCTCCAACATTTTTTTCTTGAAGATGACACGATCTCCGTACATCTTGTCCATAAGTTCAGGAAGGAACCCACGCACATCCTTCCTATATTGAGCTCCATTCGCACAAACTGAGAAATCTCCATCAATCTCACACTCCTTATTTAAGATCCCCTCAACGCTCGCACTGGGATGTCTAGTCTCCCTGAGGGTCTCTGGGCTGATATTGTATTGCATAATAAGATGAGGATACAGACTATTAAGGTCAAAAGAGACAACCCAATCATAGCGTCCTGGTTTCGGTTCCTTGACATAAGCACCTGCGTATTTGTCAGATTTATCAGTCTTAATTTTAGGAGGTATAACAATACCTCTCTTCTTTAAGTAATTATATATGATTGTATCCCACATACGAACTTGATAAAAGACATCTTCATAATTCACCTTGGCTTCATATGCCATAGTGAGTGCGAGTTCAATCAACTTCATCTTGCCTTCCATACGGTCAACAAGTTCCACGTCAATTATATTATACTCTACGAATTTTTTCCACCCCTTTGTATAGAAGTCTTTAAATGTGTCGAATTCACTATGGTCTAACTTCTTCTGACCAAGTTCTACACCAGCAATATAATCCAACCTATAAGATTCCTGTGCCTTATAAGTAAACTTTTTATAAAGATCAAGATAATCTAACTGTGAGATACCACCAATATCATATGCAATCTGCCTTCTACCTGCAATATAAACTTCATCTTCAGTCACCAATCCCCAAGGTGACATACGCTTCATTAACTTCTCACCAAGAATACGTTCTATCCTACGAACAATATATGGAATATCATATAATTTACTATTCCATCCAGTGATAACCTCTGGAGTATTCTCCTCAATCATCCACCAATTAATGAAGTCATTTAAAAGATCATACTCATTATTAAATTGCTTGTAATATAGATTATCCTTATGAGTTTTAAATGGACCATTACCCCAAGTAATAATCTCTTTAGTAGCATAGTCTTGAATTGATATAAGGAGTATCTCTTCAGAAGCAGATTCTACATCAGGGAATCCTTGTTCTGACTTAACCTCAATATCAATTGTTACCAATTTAATTTTACTAATATCAAACTTCAACTCATCTTCAGAATAATTCTCTGAGATGTACTGGTAAATAAATCTCTCATTACCATACACA